CGGTCAAGATGGGCTGGGGTTACTGGCGCGTTACGACCAACTATGTGTCGGAAGATTCGTTCGACCAGGAAATTTATATCGAGCCGGTCAACGACCCGTTTTCGGTGTACTTTGACCCGAACAGCGTTTCGCCCGACGGGTCGGACGCCGAGCGTTGCTTGGTCACCAGCGTTATGTCCAAACGGGATTTTCGCCAGCAATATCCTGGCGCGGATGACGGCGCGAACTTCAGCGCCAGATCGACTGGTGATTCCGACGCGGAATGGGTGACTAAAGAGGACATCCGCGTAGCCGAGTATTGGCACGTTGTCCGTGAGAAAGCGACGCTGGTTTTGCTGTCTGACGGCACCAAGGTTTACGAGGATGAATTGCCGTCGGCTGAAGTGCTGGACGCCAGCAAAATCACCATCATGGATTCGCGCCCGTCGTACCGCCGCAAGGTCAAGTGGTGCAAGCTGACCGCCATGGAAGTGCTGGAAGAACGCGAATGGCCAGGCAAATATATTCCGATTGTCCCGTGTTACGGCGCCCAGGTGGTGGTCGAGGGCAAGCGCAAAAAGTATGGCCTGGTGCGGTTTGCCAAAGACCCGCAACGGATGTACAACTTCTGGCGCACCAGCATGACCGAATCGATTGCCCTGGCACCAAAGCCTAAGTGGCTGCTGGCCGAAGGGCAGGACGAGGGCCACGAATCCGAATGGGCGCTGGCCAACATCAAGTCAACGCCGGTTTTGCGCTACAAGCAAAAAGACATCGAGGGCGTTCCCGCCCCTGTGCCGAGCCGTATTCAGCCAGAGCCGCCGCCCGAAGGCATTATGGTGGCCGCGGGTGCAATTGCTGACGACCTGAAAACCGTGCTGGGTATATTCGACCCGTCCCAAGCCCTGCCTGGCAATATTTCGGGCAAGGCATTGCAGGGCCAGCAGCAGCAAGTTGACCTGTCGAATTTCCACTTTTACGACAACATGACCCGCAGCATCAAGCACACGGGCAAAATCATTCTGGACTTGATCCCAAAAATCTACGACACCCAGCGGGTGCTGCGGATTATTGGGGTGGACGGCAAACCGGACATGGTGACCATCAACGAAGCCCAAGCGACCGGCGAGGTGATGAACAACGTGACCGTCGGCCTGTATGACGTGGTGATGGACACCGGCCCAGGCTACAACAGCAAACGCGAACAGGCTGTCGAAACCATGATGCCGCTGATGGCCGACCCGCAAGTGTTCCAGGCTGCGGGCGATTTGCTGTTCCGCAACATGGATTTCCCTGGCGCTGACATTATTGCCGACCGCTTGGCCGCCATGAATCCGCTGGCGCAGATTGATGACAAATCGGATGTGCCGCCGCAGTTCCAAATGAAGCTGATGCAAGCCGAAAAGGCCGTTGCCGATATGCAACAGCAAATGATCGCCATGCAGTTGGAGATAAACAACCGCGGTCAAGTGGCCGCTATCCGCGAGGACGGCCAAAACCGTCGCAAGCTGATGGATGTAATCAGCCGCGCCTACAACACCGACACAATCAACGAAGCCAAGGTCAATCAGACCAACATGAAGGGCGTCACCGACCAGAATAAGATGGAATTGGACGCCTTGGTCAAGCTGGTGCTGGGTGGTCTGCCGGTGGGTGCGCTGGCCGCGGAGATTGAACGCCGCAACCAGGAACAAAAGGAAGCCGCGGCATTTGCGGAAATGGAAGTTAATCAGACCCAAAACCCGTTTCTTCAGGCCGGTCAGGAATTAATGGCGCAGCCAATGGGTGGCCAGCCAATGCAGCCACCAATGCAACCGCCAATGCAGCCGCAACCGCCTGAAATGCAGGGTCAACCAGGCATGGCGCCTGGGATGATGTGATTGACAGGTTAAGTATTCGGGTTGACAATAACCCAAGCCTACCGATGGGCTTTCATCGGGTTAATTCGTAGGGGTTACCTATGTCGGAAGTGCAAGAACGTCTGGCGGCGAATATCGTCACCAGTGATAATTTAGCGGAATTCACAGCCCAAAAACTTGGTTTAGTTGACACGCCAGCAAACGAGGCGGCAAGCGATGACGCAAACAGCGCCGCAGCCGAGCCGGATGACCAGGCAGATCAAAGTGAACAGGACAGGGAAGGGGATGACGCGACAGCAACAGAGGAACCGAAGGAAAAGAAGCCGAATCCTAAGTTAGAGCGTCGGTTTTCAGAGATTACCAAGCAACGTGAAGCAGCCCGCGAAGAAGCGCGGCGAGAGCGCGAAGCCAGGGAAGCGATGGAAACCAGGCTGAAGGAACTGGAAGCTAAGGTTAATCCGCAACCGGCGCAAGCCGACCAGGATGAAATTGGCGAGGAACCCAAGCCAGAGCAGTTCAGCGATATGTACGAATACGCGAAAGCGTTAGCCGAATATACCGCTGACAAAAAACTGATGGAACGGGACAGGGAAGAAAAGGCCCGCAAGGCCGCGGTTGAACAGGAAGCGAAGTTTCAAGCCTGGGCAGACCGTGTGAACGCAGCCAAAAACGAACTGCCCGACTTTGATGACATGGTGCAAAGCAGCGATGTACGGGTGTCTGACCCAGTACGCGATGCCATCATCGAATCAGAGCATGGCCCAAAAATTTTGTATTACTTGGCCGAAAACACCGAGTTTGCAAAGAAATTGGGCGATATGTCAGTTGTTTCTGCCGTTCGAGCCATTGGCAAGATCGAAGCCCGTTTCGATAAGGATTCAAGCACTGAACCTGCGGCGAAGCCTGTTGTTGGGAAGTCAAAAGCGCCAGCGCCGATTAATCCGCTGCGTGGTGCGGTCAACACGGTTGACGCGAACGTGGATGCCGATGGCAATTTCCACGGTACGTTTCAGCAATGGAAAGCCGCCCGCATGGCCAAAAAAATCCGCTGACAACTAACCTTTTTTTAAGGAAACTGAAATGTCCAACAATCTGCTAACCATTAGCAAGATCACCAACGAAGCGTTGATGGTCTTGGAAAACGAACTGACTTTTACGTCTGAGGTAAACCGCGAGTACGACGACCAGTTTGCCGTCGTAGGCGCAAAGATTGGTAACACCCTAAACGTCCGTCGTCCTGGCCGTTTCATCGGTACTACCGGCCCTGCCCTGAACGTTGAAGATTTCAACGAAACCAGCATTCCCGTGACACTTTCGACCCAGTTCCACGTCGATACCCAGTTCACGACCCAAGACCTGGCACTTTCGCTTGATATGTTCAGCGACCGCGTACTGAAGCCCGCTATCGCTGCAATCGCCAACAAGATCGACTTTGACGGTCTGACTATGGCAAAAAACAGCACCGCCAACATCGTTGGCACTGCTGGCGTTCCCCCGACTGGTCTGATTACTTATCTGACCGCCCAAGCGTATCTGGATTCGGAAGGCGCACCCCGCGATGGCCGCCGTTCGTGCATCATCGAGCCGTTTACCAGTGCAACCATCGTTGACAGCCTGAAAGGTCTGTTCAACCCACAATCGGCTGTCAGCACCCAGTATCAAAAGGGTCTGATGGGCCGCGATTCGGGCGGCATGAACTGGAAAATGGATCAGAACGTTATTTCGCAAACGTTCGGTGCATGGACTACGACTGCTGGCACCCTGACCGCTAACACCCAAAGCATCGGTATTGCTACCGGCTGGGCATCGTCCTCGACGATCACCCTGACCCATAGCGCCGGTCTGACACTGCGCCAAGGCGACGTGATTCAGATTGCCAACGTGTTTGCAGTCAACCCACAGAGCCGTCAAGCGTATGGTTCGAACAAAGCCCGTAACTTCGTGGTTCAATCCACTGTTACTGGTACTGGTTCGTCCACAATGCAAGTGACCGTGGTTCCGGCCATCATCACTGGCGGTCAGTTCCAAAACGTCACCATCCCGACTACTTCCGCAACTGCAACGGTCACCCCGTTCAGCATCGGCACGTCGGCAACCGGCACTGTCAGCGCACAAAACATCGTAATGCACCGTAACGCATTCACGCTGGCTACCGCTGACCTCGAACTGCCTGACGGTGTGCATTTTGCTGGCCGTGCGTCTGACAAGGAACTGGGACTGTCGATTCGTGTTGTTCGTCAATACACGATCAACAACGACAGCATCCCGACCCGTTTGGACGTGCTGTACGGCTGGGCGCCGCTGTACCAGGAACTCGCTTGCCGTGTTGCGGCTTAACTTTGAAATATAGAAAGGAAACCTATCATGGCAAATCCAGGCCCAGCAAGCACCCAAACCAATCACCCGTCGAATCTGGCCACTAACCAGGCTTACCGCCTGTTGGCCAGCGCCCAAGGCGTCAACCTCAACTCTGTCGCTGACACTATTGCAGCCGTTGTCAATAGTTCATCGTATAGCGTTCAGGACATCATTGTCGCAAACGCCAGCATCAACCTGACCACCGCGCAACTTGCTGTTTACAGCGGCCCAGGCGCAACTGGTGTGGCAGTCAAAACCGCTTACGCGCTAACCGGTAATTCGGCCAGCGACAAAGTGGTGGTGACCGCGGCCAGCGATACTGACTCGCTTACCGGCGACAATCTGTACATTCGTTGCACAACCGCACAAGGCGCTGCGGCGACTGCTGACGTGTACATTTATGGTTACGACCTGACGTTCCTTCCTTAATCGGAATGGAATGATGAACTGAGAAAGCCGCCCTCAAAAGGGGTGGCTTTTTCGCTTTGTAGGTTTATAATTTTCTTTAATGGGGTTACCCGTTTAGGAGCAAAAAATGTCAACAGTGAACGCATTTACCCCCAAAGGGCAATCGCATTTAGTCACAACGAGTAGTGTTCAAATCCCGACCCAAGATAATGTCAGCGCCGTTTCTTATCGTATTGTCAATGTCACCGGCGGCACGGTAACGTTGGGCTGGGCGCCAGCCAATCCCTTGGGTGTTGCTGTCACAGTTCCCGCGCCGTCGATTCCCACGGCTGGATCACCAACTAACACGCTGTCTTTCCTTTCTGGTGCGATTGAGGTTGTCAGCTTGCCGCCGAATGTTTGGCTGCGTTCTGACACGGCAACATCTTTGATTGTGACGCCTGGCGAAGGTATTTAATAAGGAATCATCATGGCGGTTAATCTTTCACCCGTTGGTGGCGTAGCTGGCCAGTTTTTTGACGATAACGGCAACCCGCTTGCTGGCGGCAAGATTTTTACTTATGCCGCTGGAACCACCACCAACCAGGCTACTTACACCAGCGCGTCAGGTGCAATCGCGCATTCCAACCCCATTATTTTAGATGGCGCGGGCCGTGTGCCCAGTGGTGAAATTTGGCTGACTGATGGCTTAGAGTATAAGTTTGTCATTAAAGACAGCGTTGATGCTTTGATTGGCACTTACGACAACATCATTGGCATTAACTCTAACTTCGTTAACTTCACCAACCAGCAAGAACTTCAAACCGCTACCGCGGGTCAGACCGTTTTTACGCTGACCACGATGCAATATCAGCCAGGCACCAACAGCCTGTCGGTGTTTGTGGATGGCGTGAATCAATACGGCCCAGGTGCTTTGTATGCGTATGTCGAAACTGACAGCACGACGGTGACGTTTACCACCGGTTTGCACGTTGGCGCTGAAGTTAAATTTACGACATCGCAGCTTAATTCAACGGCTGGGGGAACCGCAGCGGGTGTTTCATTTACGGGTTTTAAAGGCCAAACAGGCAACGTTCAAAATTTGGCTGATGATGATGGTTCTGATTGGATTGGTTTTGAGCAAGCCGGTATTGGTGCAATTGCTATTTCAGCGCAAGACAAAATGCGCCAAATTATCAGCGTAAAAGATTTTGGCGCTGTTGGTGATGGCGTAACTAATGACACGCCAGCTTTGCAAGCAGCTTTAACCGCCGCTGGCGGGAACGCCCTTTATATTCCGGCTGGAATTTATTTGGTTGATGCCTTGACTGTTCCTGCTGACACTTGTGTGTATGGTGATGGTATAGCATCGACGCTTAAAAAACGCAGCAATGGTGACATGCTAACGCTTGATGAGCGTGTTACTTTAGAGTTATTTTGCCTTGATGGGCAAGGCGCGACTTATACGGGGCGCGGCTGCGTTGTTTCAACAGGCGCATTAGACAACGTTTCTTGGCGCAAATTTATTAACCTTGATATTCTCAATATGGCTTCGCACTGTATTGAGTTTACTGTTTCAAGAGCAGGTTATTCATCTCAAATCATTAATTGTCGAATGACTTTGGCTGGCGCAAATCAATGGATAATTGGCTGCGTTAAATTGCCAACAGCAGAAACTAACGGCAATCGTTTTATGCTTGGTTGCTGGACATTCGCCAATCGAATGTTTGACGCTGGCGAATGCGACAATTTTATTGTAAATGGTTGCCAAGGCGCGGCGCCTATTCTTAATCCGCTAAGCAAAAAAGTTTCGATGGTGAACTGCCGCGTTGTTAATGTTGGCGATTCATCCCTTTCTGGTTGGACGGTTACAGGAACGCAAAGCACTTATGCAAGTCTTATTGTTGGTTTAAATGTTACGTTTGCTTCAACTTGTGCAAACATTAAATGGAACAATAGTGTTGTTGTTGGAACAATTACTGACAACTCAACTGGCGCGTCATCAGGAAACGAAATTTACTATTTGCCGCAAACATCTTACGTGCCAACGTGGACGGGCGGTTCTCCAAGCATTGGAAATGGTACGTTAACTTCGTCTTACACAAGAAAAGGTGTTTTTGTACAGGTAAACGTTACGTTTATTGTTGGGTCAACCACTAACGTTGGGTCTGGCGCTTGGACATTTGGTTTGCCGTTTGCCGCGAACCGGCCAACTGTTGGTTCAGCCTATTTAGTTAATGCTGCGGGCAATACAATATTTTCTGGCGTTGCGTTTGTAGACGCTGGCGCTCAAACATTTAGAGTAGTGACTAGCAATTCATCTTCGGCTTTTGTGGGTTCTGCACAGCCTTTTGCATGGGCGACGGGCGATAAGATGTACGTTTCCATCGAATACCCTATTTTTGGTTAATAAACAATGGCTACTTATTATTGGGTTGGCGGCACTGGCACTTGGAACAACACCAATACTGCAAATTGGTCGGCTACTTCTGGCGGTGCTGGTGGTAGCGGGCCGCCTTTGGCAACGGACACCATAATTTTTGACTCTAATTCTGGAACTGGCACTTGCACAACCGCTGCCAGTGCAGCAGGTCAAGTTATTACTTTAAATACTTCCACCTTAACGTTTAAACTTGGAGCGTCATTTTCGCCTAATTCAACCTTTAATTTTACACTTGGCGCGATAGACTTAAATAACAATAAACTTACAGTTGGAACTTTTAGTTCAAGTAACGCCAATGTTAGGTCAATTGCATTTGGAACGTCTGGGTCAATAGATGTATCAGCGTCAGGCGCAACCATTTGGAACATGAGTAATGCTACAAACTTTACGTTAACTGGAACACCACAAATTAATTTAACTTATTCGGGCGGTGTAGGTACTCGAACAATAACGCATGGTGCAACGGGTGGATCATCTGCAAATGCGGTAAGTTTTAGCGTAACCGCAGGTACTGACACGTTAACTGGCACGGCGCCAATCCACATTGTTAACTATATATTTACCGGTTTTTCAGGGACGTTGACTAATAGGTCAGTAAACTTATACGGAAATATTGTTTTTTCTTCCGGTATGACTGTTGGAACTGGTGGCAATACATTGTCATTTTTAGCCACGTCTGGAACACAACAAATTACTACTAATGGGAAATCTTTAGATTACGCTATTACCCAAAACTCACCTGGCGCAACGCTTCAGCTTCAAGACAACCTAACGATGGGTTCAACCCGCACGTTTACACTAACGGCGGGAACGTTAGACTTGACCGGTAATAGCGGTAACTGGACGTTGAACACAGGGTTATTTAACAGCAACAATAGCAATACAAGATCGATTGCATTTGGTACTGGCAACATTACGTTGACTGGAAATGCAACAACTATTTGGAATGTGGGCAACGCCACAGGATGGACAGTTACAGGAACGCCCGTAATTAATTCTACTTATTCAGGGTCGACGGGCACCCGAACTATCGTAAATTCATCAAGTATCGCGGAAGCTAATCAAATATCTTTTAATATTACGGCAGGTACAGATTTAGTTACGGCAACTTCAGGATTTAAAAATTTAAACTTTACGGGATTTGCAGGAACACTTAACGCGGGCGGCAGAACGCTTTACGGCAACTTAACTTTTAGCGCCGGAATGACTATTACTGGCGGCACTAATACTCAAACATTTGCGGCAACATCTGGCACACAAACAATTACGACAAACGGCCAAACAATTGATTTGCCATTGACGTTTAACGGTATCGGCGGCACGTTTGCTTTTCAAGATGCATTAACGCAAGGTTCAACGCGGGCATTTACGGTCACTAATGGCACCGTTCAACTTAAAAATGGCGTGACATCGACGGTTGGCGCGTTTACAACTTCAGGCACAAACCAAAAATTTTTGCAGTCTACGCTTGCAGGATCGCAAGCCACGTTGTCGCAAGCCAGCGGAGCTGTTGATGCATCATATTTGACCATTCGTGACATTAACGCTACGGGCGGCGCAACCTGGAACGCTTTTACAACCAACAATAACGTAAATGCCGGTAATAATTTGGGATGGGATTTTTCATCTCAACTGGGTAAATATATTTACACTAGACGCAAAAACAAACGAATTCTTCCGTAAAGATTATTATTAAGGATTTGCCATGAGCCTGACCAAAGTTACCTATGCGATGATTAACGGTGCTACCGCTAATGCGCTGGATTATGGCGCTGACCCGACGGGCGTTGCTGACAGTACAGCAGCCATTCAAGCTGCAATTGATGCTGGGTATATGGTTTATCTCCCCGCTGGCGTCTATAAAATTACGTCTGAAATTGTCATAAAAGATGGCACTGGTCTTATTGGCGTTTCTGCTTTTTGGAAACGCAGAACTGCGTACACTTATGTTGGGTCTTACACATCTGTTCTTAAATACTCAGGAGCTGGTGGGGCAAACAGTTGCGTTGTGCGCGTGTCTAAGAAGGCAGTAGGTACCTTTGGCACTGACTTTAGCGGCCCTGAGACTGATGACCTTAAAAACTACAGACTTGAGAATGTCCACGTTGACGCTAACAATCTTGCTGAATATGCATGGTATTTTTACCGTGCTGGCAATTCAGGAAACGTTGCTGATTGCTTGACTGCTGAAAAAGCCGCCAAAGACAACTTTTTGTTCTTGGGAATGTTTGCGTCTTACTTAGGAACTTTTGGTGCTTACGAAGCTGTCGGGCGGGGCATTGTTGTTGCTGAAAATGTGTTTAGTTGGGCGTCGAGCGAATACAACTGCTATAACTTTAACGCCACATTTATTGCGGCAAACAATGGCACAAGCAACACGTTTGTTGAGTACACAGGGTTTGTTACGGACACCGCTGCTGACGAATACAACTGCGGTATTTACAGCAATGCTGGCCGTGGGTCTGCCTTTATTCTTTCATCAGAAGGTAATTTTGGCCGGTCAGCTATTGTTACTGGCGCATCATCCGGCGCTGGCCCAGTAGAGTACACATTCAGTTATTTTGAAGGTAACGGTGCGGGGCCAAAGGTAAAATCTTATGGCCGTTTTTCAAATGGCATGACACTTAAAAATGGATTTTTATACCCTGTTACCCAATCAGGCGCAATTAAAGCCGAAACCATTAAAATTTATCCAAATACATTAAACGATGGCCCCGCGTTCAATAGTGATTGGTTAGTGCTAGATGGTCTTAATGGCGCGTCTGGATACGTTGCTTTTAACGTAAACTCCAACACAAACAAGTTTAAAGTAATAAATTCGTCGGGAACAATACAATATCCAACACAAAGACCAACTCCACTTGGCGTTTTCAACACTGGATATTTTAAAGCTGACGCTACGTTATCTGACATTCGATTTATGAATGGCAATAACATCGTCAATAATTTTTATGGTGATGGATCAACTGTAAATTTTACGCTTGCGTATGCTCCCGCCGATCAAGGCGAAGCGCAGGTTTTTGTAAATGGCGTTCGTCAGACTGTTGTCACAAACTACACCGTTACCGGAACAACGCTAACGTTTGTTGTAGCGCCAGCATCCGGCGCGGCTATTGTTGTGGCATACAGCAACATGACTGTTACAAGAACAAGCGCGGGTTTGTACCAAGTAACGTTTCACGTTGCTCAGCCAGACGCAGAATATTCTGTGGCTCTGTCTACAGTGCAAAATGCGGGTCAATACACCGCCGCAACAAGCGGAATTGCAACTACTGGGTTTGAAATTAGAACTTCTTCGGTTGCTGCTCCAACCGTATTGTCAGACACAGGAATGTTTATTAGCTTTATGGTGGCGCGAAATGGTACTTGATGCGTTTAACATTAGCCCTGAAGATTGCATTAACGATCGGCCAATACGTCAATCGGTATTTAATAAAATAAAAATTTTTTGCAAACATTTATGTCGTCTGTAAGGATTAAAAAATGACTACGCCCTACGACATCATCACCCGCGCCATGAAAGACATTGGCGCGTTGGCTGCTGGCGAAATCCCAACCGCAGACGAAGCCCAGGACGGGTTGGATATGCTGAACGACATGATTGCCCAGTGGTCAAACGAAAACATGATGGTGTTTTATCGCACCGAGATTGTTTTTCCGTGCGTCCAGAATCAGGTGCAATACACCATTGGCCCGTCGGGTAATGTGTCGGCGCGGTTTACTGGATCAATTAGCGGCACAACCCTGACCGTTCCGACCGACGGCGTTTTGAAGGGCGCTATTACGATGGGCATGACCCTAACCGGCCCTGGTGTTTTGTCTGGCACCACCATCGTTGGGTTTGGAACTGGCGCTGGTGGTAACGTCAACGAGGGCGGCACTTACACGGTCAGCCGCGGGCATACGACGCCCGTGACGCTGCAAATCATCGACGCTTATTATGAGCGCCCGCTGACCATTGAATCGGCCTTTGTGCGGGTCAATACCACGTCCAACGGGGTGCCAATTTATGGCGGCGGTTTGGATTATCCAATCGCCATTTTGAGCCTGGAAGAATACGAATCCATTGGCCTGAAAACGCTGAACGGCCCGTGGCCAAAGTCGCTGTATTACCAGCCGTCCGAACTGCTAGGAACCATTTACTTGTGGCCAAATCCGTCCCAGGGCGAAATGCACCTGTTTACGCAAACCATTTTCCGCGAGTTTGGCGACCTATACGGGACAATCCAATTTCCGCAGGGCTACAATATGTGTTTACGTTGGTGCCTAGCCGAACGAATGATGCCCATGTACGGCAAAACCAACCAAGTGCAAATTGGTCAAATATCGGCCTACGCAGCGCAAGCAAAAGCTACAATTAAGCGCACAAACATGAAGCCGCCGCAGGTCAGCCGCTACCCTGATGTGCTGATGACAGGTCGCCCCAAGGATGCCGCGTTCATCCTCGATGGGGGCTTTAATTAACAGGTAAACAACTATGCCAGATTTTGGTTTTGTCGGTGCGTCATACACTACCAGGTCGATTTATCAGGATGACCAGGAGTGCATTAATTTTTACCCCGAAATCGACCCGACAAAACAGCCAGGCGAACGGGGCGTGGTGGCGCTTTATCCAACACCTGGGCTGGTAACTGAGATTACGTTTCCAATACCCGCAGAAATACGCGGAATGCGGGCGCTGTCCGGCCTTCAATACGCTATCGCTGTCTGCGGCAATCGGGTGTATCGAATCGCCACCGACCTGACTTATACGCAAGTCGGAACGTTGACCACCAGCACGGGGCCGGTGTCGATTACCGACAACGTAATGACCGCCCAAGGGCTAACCGCTTACCTGGTCGATGGGGTTAATCGGTATTACTACGTGGTGGCCACCAACACGTTTGTAACGTTGCCATCGACCGACGGTGACTGGCAAGGCGCCACCATAGTGGACACGGTGGACAATTACATTGCCTACAACGAGCCAGGAACGCAAAACTGGGCGGTGACTGACTTGGGGTCGCCCTTGTCCACAACGCTGCTGTACGGTGCCAAAGATGGGTCGCCTGATACATTGGTGGCGCTGATTGTTGACCACCGCCAGGTTTTCTTGCTGGGCGAAGTAACCACCGAGGTGTGGATTGATGTTGGTAGCCAAATTCCTGGCTTGCTGACCTTTCCATTTCAGCGAATCAGTGGCGCATCTAGCCAGAACGGTTGCGGCGCACCATTTTCGATTGCCCGTTTTTCTGACACGTTTATGTTTCTGTCCCGCGACACGCTGGGCACCGCGACGATTGGCCAGATGAAGGGCTACGAATACCAGCGAGTTTCGACCCACGCGGTGGAAAACAGCCTGGTTGGGTACGACGTGTCGGATGCCCGCGCTTGGGCGTTTCAGATTGAAGGCCATGAGTTTTACGTTATTAGCTTCCCGTCAATTGACCTGACTTGGGTTTATGACTTGGCCACCCAACAGTGGTTTAAATGGCTGTGGTGGGATGCCCCAAATGCCGAATACAAGCGCCACCGCGCCCAGTGCGGCATTGCCTTTGCCAACAAAAATCTGGTGGGCGATTATGAGAATGGTAAGATTTATAGTCTGGATTTTGACACGTACACCGACGCAGGTAATCCGATACGCCGCTTGCGCCGTGCCCCGCACATTACGTCGGATTTGCAACGCCAATATTTTGAAGAATTCCAGATTCAATTCCAACCTGGAGTAGGGTTGACTACGGGTCAAGGCGAAAACCCTGAAGCCATGTTGCGCTGGTCAAATGACGGCGGGTCTACCTGGTCGAACGAACATTGGGTTGGCATTGGTCGCCAGGGAAATTACACAAACCGCGCTATCTGGCGGCGGTTGGGTTGGGCGCGTGACCGCATTTTTGAGGTGGCAATTACCGATCCAGTAAAAGCTGTCATTGTTTCGGCCAATCTGAAAGCGTCGGCGGGTGACAACTAATGTCCATGATTACCAACATCCGCTTCCCAACGTCACCGTTTCTTGAGCCGGTGACCGGAAGGCCGTCGCGGGAATGGATAATCTGGCTGCAAAGCCCGCAGTTTTTCCAAATATCCATGAACCAACCGTTGAACCCAAGCAGCGGCGGCACAGGGTTATCAACTTTACCAACCAATGGCCAACTGCTGATTGGCAATAACGGCGTTTATAACTTGGCCACGTTGACGCCTGGCGCTGGCATTTCAGTGACTAATGGCGCTGGGTCGATTACCGTATCCAATACCGGCGTTTTGTCATTTTCGGCTGGCACGACGGGGCTGACACCCGCCGCGGCTACCACCGGCAACGTGGTGCTGGCTGGGGTGCTGAAAGAGGTCAACGGCGGCACCAATAATTCCA